GTTTTGAAAAACTTAGTTCCGTCATGTGTCGTAGCAGATCCTGTCAAGGTTATTGTTTCTGTTTGTGTATCACCTAAAACATCAGTTCCAGTAATGGTAACTGTTTTGCCATTGTCTCCAGTACCGGCTGTTGTAACAGTTAATAATTGACCGCCAGTAAATGTAGCAACGCCACCACTAGCATCAGCCCCATTTATTGTTGCGCTTGTGTTAGGTCTTTGATTTGCAAAAACAGAATCATCATCGGCAGCATTTGCATCGGCTGTAATTAAGATAGATTTAACATCTGATCTTGATGCCATGTTTGCCTCCCTTTAATCGTTGTTAAAATCAAAAGCTGCGCCATGTATCTTAATAACTATTTTACCTGCAGTATAAGCCGCCTCTGTAGCATCACCAGATGTTAAGTATAAATACTTTTTAGTTAATGCTGCTAAAGTTGCACCTGCATCTGCTTCGTTATGTAGACCTAATGTGAGATCGCCATTGTTAAAAAGAACAGTACCACTTGTTACCGCAGCATTTTCTGCTGTTGTGCCTGTTGCAGAGCATACTAAGTTAATATCAGGATCTCCTCCTGTGGGAACTTCAATACAGATAAACTCTAACTTATATGGTATTCCGTTTACTTCTTTTGTTAGTTCCGCAATATACGCATTAGCCGCCCCACCATCTGTACCGATGACATCATCTGCGGTTCCTCCAGAGGCAAGTCCTCCGTGTAAATCTACAAGTATTGTTGTCACAATATCACCACCAACTTTATTTATAAAGGTGTTGATTGCTGCGTCTGCTATACCTGAGCCATGTGCATTTGGGGTTATATTAAATATTGTAGCTGCTGTTCCTAAACTTGCGTTATTAGCACCTGTTGTTGTGCCTGCTGCAACAATATTGTCTCTTCCTGATGTAGCAACCTTTTGTACTTCTAAAACACCACCGCTACTTGCGACTATGTGTTCTGTTTGTACTCCAGTAGTTGCATTTTTTGAAATAGTCTTGAATCCGTCTTCTGATCTGACCGGACCTGAGAAAGTTGTATTAGCCATGTATAATCTCCTTGTCGTGGCAAATGTCTGCTAATGCAGTCAAGGGTTAAAAGAAAGGGAGCCGGAAAGGAACAGCTCCCTTTTAGGGGTTTAGGCTCCCGGTGAACCAAACATACCGAGAGGATCTGACACACCAAATGAGTATCTCTCACGGGCTTTGTATCTCACATTACCTGTGTTGAAATCCCCATCCATTGATGTTGACATTGGTGTTCTTACAAACATCTTCATTCCATTAGGAACATCAGTAGTTAAGAAAAACGCATCAGTGTCTGTTAAATAGTGATTAACAGCAAAGCCCTCTGGAATAGATCCATTGGCTCTGATTGCGTTTGTGTCATTATCTGCTGTTCCAACTCTTAGCTCTGATTGTAACACTCTAGTTGCAACAAACATTAGTGCTGGTGGAACGATAAGTTTTCTTGGTCTTGCTGCAATTAACAAACCTCTTTCATCTACGAAAGCTGCAATATCAATTACTGCTTGCTCAAGAGAAGTCTCGTTCAAGTCAGCGTTTGTTGACAATCTATTCTTGTTACTACCACCAGCCACTGTTGGGTGAGCTGTGTTGAACAATGTTACACCATCGCCACTTTGAAATGTATCAAAGCCTGTGTTAAGCAATGAAGCAGCTTTTGTCTGCTTTGTATAAGCCATTGCTCTAGCCAGTGCTTTTGTATAACGAGCAGACAATGAATCATAAAGATTATCTTCCATTGCTTCTTCTGTTATTGAAAAGCCCATAGCCACAGTTTCGTGGTTGTATCTTGAAGTAAATGACTCTTGTGCAGTGTCATATGATATTGCTGCACCTTCCTGTTTTACAGGAGCTGCGCCAAAACCAGATAACTTCACTTCTTCTTCAAAGCTACGCTCTGAGTTTTCTACTTCATATATTTCAGTATGTTCATCTTCATACTTTTCGTATTCCAAGCCAAACAATGCGTTCAAACCCGGTAACAACTCTTTAAGGAGTTGCGCTCTTGATATAGCCATATTCTAATCTCCTTATTAAGCTGCTGACGGTGCGTTACCAGAAACAACACCAATACCAAGTTGATGACCTGTATTGAACTTACAAAGCATTATTGGAAATGCAGTACCTTTTTCATCACCATCAAAACCGCCTTTAAAATCCACAATTCTGATTGGTAATGATGCTGTTGTAGCTGCTGTACTCATATTAATTGAAACCCTAGAAATACCTAAAGTGGCATTTGAAGCAGTTTGAACTAATGCTACGTTTGCTGCAATATCGTCATCATTTACAGTAGCGTTTGCTTGAACCTCAAACAAGATGTTTGGATCATCACATACATAAGCCATTCCTTCTGTATGAGCTGCTCCAGACCACTGCTGACTGAAAGTTAATTGTTTTGTGCTGACATCAATAAATCTGCACCCTAAAAAAATACCTATTGGAGTGGCTGAGTTAGTTCCAGTATCTTTTTCAATAGTAGTTGTTGTTCCATTATCTACTAGCTTTACAACATCACCAAAGCATATTCTTGTAGAATATGTTGATAATACTGGATACTGACGGAAAGAACCATTGTAAGTTCCGCCTAAATTACCTACAGGCCTTAATCCAAAAGGAGCTGCTGTTGCTGACATGTAACTGTCTCCCTTAAATTAAAATGTTAAATTACGAAGTGCGTGTGCTTTTCTCTGGTCTGAGTACTGGCATACGGGGGTCGGATTCCTTCATAAAACTATTATCAACTGCTTGCATCTGTGATTTAGCAGTGTCTTGTTGATAGTCTCTTCTGGCATCCATGTTTTCTGTTGAGTTCTTGCAAAGTAACAATCCTCCAACCTCTACATTACCTTTGAATTTGGAATCAACATCAGACATGATCTTCAACTCTGGATGATCTTCTAACTTTACAGGCTCCCAGCCCTCACGAAATTTTGACGACACATTTGTCATATCAGACTGTCCAAGGGCAGATGTACGAATCCATCGGAACTCTACACCCTCTTGAGGCGTTGGATCAGGTAAAGCTGATGGTCTTTGCCATGTTGCCTTACGTTCTGATTTTTCTCTTGTATCTTCTGTGCGTGAATCTCTATTAGCCATTTAATGATTCCTTCAATAATTGTTGCGCATATTGTTCAGGGGTAAGCCCAAGTCGCTTTGCGAGACCGATTTGGGTAGAGGTTAACTGCACCTTGCGTGGTTTTTTTGCACTTCGGTTAACCGGGGCAACCACGTTACCAGCAGGTCGTTGAGGTGCTTCTACCTCTTCTGTCTCAATAACCTGCTTGTCTTCATTATCATCTACTTTAAAGTGTTCAGGAAATGCTTTGCGCATTGATGTGTCCACTCTACGATAATACTCATCTGGTTCTAATAAAGGATTTACACCAGCTTTTACTAGCTTTGCATGAAGCCCGTGAGCAAATCCTGTCATCTCTTCATATCCATCTACGTTGAACCAGCCTCTATTCTTGTCGAGCCATTCCTTATCTTTTCCAGTTGGCTCTTTAATTTTTGGGGTAGCCGACTTCTGTTCTGGAGGAATATCAGAAACCGGCTGAGTTCTTACCTGTGGCTTGTAGTTATCAACTCTATATTTCTCGTTCTGTATGTTGCTTAATTTTTCTTGTGCCTCTACTAATTTATCAGGATCTCCTGATTCATAGGCTTCTTTGTATTCTTGTTTTGCTTTTGCAAGCTGGGCATCAACTCTTCCTTTTGCTTGCTCGACAAGGACACTCTCTCCATCATCAATAGTTTTTCTTAACTTTTTATTTTCTTCTACTAGTCTTTGCGCATGAGCCACAGCCTCATCACTTGTTCTTTTGGCCTCTTCTTTCTGTCTTCTTTCTTCGTGATACTCGTATTTAAGTTGTTTAATCCTTTTTTGCACATCACCTTTATATCCCCTTATCTCATCTTCATCAGGTATATCTGGCTCTGTATTTTCTGCTCTTTTTGGCCTGTTTCTGTCTTGTTCTGGTGTGTCGTCTACAACCTCAATCTCAACAGGATCTTGATTTAATGCTATAGGCTGCTCTTTTGTCTGCTCTATATTATCGTCTACTTGAACTTCTTGTTCTATTTTTTCTGCTGTATTTTCCATTATGCCCTCGTATATTCTCTAGGATCGTCAACAACAGCTTCTACTGTGTCATCGTTTATCAATCTAAATTCTTCACCTCTAAGTTTAAATCTTGTTCCAGAATAAGATCTAAATATCACAAAGTCCCCTTCTTTGCAGTATGGTCCATCAGGAAACTTTTCTGCGTCTTTGTATGCAGCATCTCCTAATGCTATAACCAAACCTACTATAGATGCGGTTTGCTCAAGTCCTTTTAACTTATCTGGAATAATAACGCCACCTTGAGTTTTTTCTTCTAACTTAGGTATTGCTATTAATAATTTATAACCTTTTGGCTCGGGTAATTTACGAGTGGTTTCTTCGTCTAGTTCTATCTTTTCTGCAGAGTACATCTCTGATCCTTTTGCAGTGATTTAGGTTCACCGTCACCTTGCAGGCTTCAACGCCTGAATATCGTTATTTTAAATATACACAACTATTGACTAGTTGGGAACCCCTAATCGTCAATAAATCTTTTTTCAGTTTCTTGCAGCAGTTCTCTAGCAATGGACAATCCTTCGATTTTTCCGACAAGTCTTTGATATTCTTCGAAATTACTAGGTCTGCCGGATGATAAATGGTCAGTGACAGCATCCATCTCCTCCTGTATTTTTTTTATTACTGGCGTATAAATTGTCTCGTTTCTACTCATCTTGTAGCTGCTTTGCTGCTTGCATTACAATCTTTGCTTCTTCTTGTTGTTCTTTTGAGGAATCTGTCGCTAACTTAGCTGCTATTCTCACACCCTCTCTTTTATCCTCAGACTCAAGTCTGTCTGTTTGTATTTTTTCATTAGTTTTTATTTTTTGTGCATCAAGCTCTAATTTTGCTTTATCCATTTCTTTTTTATGTTCAAGCTCATCTTCTTTTATTTTAAGCTCTCTTTGCTGTATTTGTGTTAATGGATCTTGCTGTTGCTTCATTGCTTGTTGCTGCTGTGCTTCTGCTGTATTTTGTTTTAATAATTTATCAGCAGCTATTGCAGTAAGTCTAGAAAGCTCTTCTTCTGTGTCTTCTGGTAAAGGTTTTTCTTCATTTGGCATTGCAACACCAAGATTCTTCTCTATCTCTTTTCTGTATTGAAATGCTACATGCTCTGTAATGTGCGCTGATAAAGCTGCCTGTATTGCACCGGCAAAAGGTGACTGTCCAACAATCTCTTTAATTTTTGGATCGTTTGCCGCTGCCATGTGAACCCTAATGTGCGCCTCGTGATCTTGATACTTAAACGCTTTTACTGGCTCTTGTTTTAACATTGCCATGTTTTCTGTAACTGGATCTGATGGTTTAATATCATCGGGTAACTTAATTATTTCTTTAGCATCTTGTATTCCCAATACCTCTAGCATTTGTCTATGTAGCTTTCCCATATCATACAGTTGTGGCGCTTGTTGTGCTAATTGCAAAGCTGCCTGATATTGCATAACTCTTTGAGACATTGTGGCTGCATTAGGATCTGATACAGGAATTACATCGACTCTATCATCAAAGTCTTTTGTTCTATCAAAATTACCTTCCATCTCATACGCATACTCGCTACCCATGTAATCACGAATAACATTTGATAATAATCTTAACTCATTCTTTAATGCTGCATGCAGTCTAGCTTGCACACCAGACATAACCTTCATAGAACGCTCCATTAGAGCAAGAGTTGTCCCTACTGGTGCTTGGGCGTTGATGTCTCCAACTTGTATATCCGCAACGGAGCCAATCCTTCTCCCCTCGTCAACGATATTTCCGAGCAACTGGTACAAGACCGAGCTTGGTTCTTTGTAAGGAATAAAAGTAATAGCGTCACGTATTGCACCACCCGGGACATCAACGTCACGGAACTCACCCGGCATGAGAGGCGAATCATCACCTTTGATACGAAGACCCCTAGCCTTAAGACCGGCTGGTAAATTCGAGAGCGTTCCTGCATCGATAAGTTGCCTGAGAATTGATGTTGCGCTTTTTGCGAGTCCTCCGATGAGGTGTATAAGTCCTGTACCGTAAAAGCCCAGCCCGGGGAGGTACCTATAGTGGACAAAGTATTGTCTCTTTCTTTTCTTTTTATCGTCTTCATAATAATTTCTCCTGATAGACAATATTGTTCTTGAAGATTTATCTATCGTGATAACATATGGTCTGGCTATGCTGTCCTCTTCATCAAATGGTTCTGGCATTTCCATATCTACATGCATTTCAAGCAGTGTGTGCCTGTCATCATCTTCTATTGTTGCTGACTCCCCGTCTAGCTCGTCATACTTTTCCTGTATATCTGACATATCTGGCTCAGGCTCAGGCAATTCTATATCTCTGTAAAATCCATTATCTTGGAGTTTTGCTATGTCGTTTGCTGATTTTTTCATGACATGGGTGTATCTCTCACATGTCATAAGATCAGAGGCACCATAAGAAACTACAAAATCTTCTGCTGGTACAAACATGGCACATGGTCTTTCCATGATTGGATCATAATAAACTTTCTTAAACGCAGATCCTGCCAAAGGTAACTTAAATAACATCTGCTCTGTTTCGTCACGATACTCTGTCATCTCTTCTGTAAGCAGGTAATTCATCTCGTTTTCTACTCGTGCAGCCTGCTCTGTTTTCTCAACAGACATCTTGCCAACTATCTTTGTTCTAACTGGACCAGATGCAGGGAATATCTCTCCCATAGCCTGTGCTTGAAATCTAACTATTGATTCTGTAAGTATTGGGTGAAACACACCAGATGAACCTGCCCAAGGCTGTTGTCTCTCTTCTATCTTCATACCAAGAAGATCTAAACCCTTCACATAACTTTTTGCCCATTCACTTCTTGATTGCCTATCTGAATTAAAACTGGATATTAATTCACTTGCCATAGACTGTAGATCAGCTTCGTCTATTTGATCTGCCAAGTTTGCATCAAAGCCACCTGACATAATTTCTTCTACTTGTTCTCCTGTGAAATCTATTATCATGCCACCATCTTCTGTTTCTATAGATACAGAGTCAGGATTTTCAACCTCTATGCTAACATCAGGTTCTGCCATTTCTTTAAACGTAGTAGCCGGTGTCATAACCTTTTCTATAGCCATGATAATCTCCTATTTCATTCTTTCTAAAATTCTATCGATCTTTTCTTCAAGCCTGTTGATGGCAACTGTAACATCATCACGCTTTGCGTAATCTTCTCTAGTTTTATTTAATAAAATATCAATTCTTTTAACTTCTCTTGATTGTGTTGCCAAGAACCACCCTCCACCTAAAACAATAATACCCATCAACCCATCGATTATATGTACCATATCCATTAATAATACTCCACAGGTCTTCTGTACTTAGGTTCATCATCCCAATCATCCATTGCGGTCCTTATCCAACCACCTTGTCTGAATCTTAACAGTGCCTGTGTAGTGGAGTCAACCAAGTCATCGTGATCTCCTGTAGGAAATGATGCACATTCCTCTATCACTTCATCGGCCCACCTAGTGGGTGGACACCAAATAACACCACTAGCAAATAAGTCTGTTACACTGTTAACTCTTGCTATCTTATCCTGTCCACGGCTCGGTGTAAACTCCGTAACTGGTATTCCCATCGCTCTAAGCTCAAAAATTAAGGGAGATCCTGCTGCTTTTGCCTCAATAATCATTTGATCTGGCTCGTATTCCCAGTATTTTTCATATGCTGCACGTTTTAAATCAGGAAATTCCAATTTTTCTTTAAATGCATCGAGTAATATTAGATTTGGCCTGTCTGCACCATCATCATCCGGCAAATAAAAGATACCCCAAGTGGTACAGGCACTATAATCTGCCCTTTGTGTCTTTAAAAACGCTGTATCCCATGATTGTATGATGGATTCACATGGTGGAAGGTCATCTTTTTCCCATTCTTGCCACCATTCACGCTTAATTAGCGCTCCTTCTTCAGATGTTGGGTCCTGTTGGTACTGTGCGTTCCATTTTGCCACTGGTAATTCAGCTCTAAGAGCGTCTAACTCTGATCTTTTCCAAAATTCTGGCCATAAAGTCTTGTTTGACGGCAATATTGCAGGCAGTTGTATCACTTCCCAATCGTTAGAACCCTCTCTTTCAATAGATTTGTTAATTATCTGCCCTGTTAAATCTCTTTTTGACCATCTGGTCATAACAAGAATGATGGCACCACCCGGTTGCAGTCTCTGTCTAGGTCCTGACGTATACCATTCGTAAACTTTGTTATAAACTTCTGGGTTATAATCACCCATTGTGGCCTCCTGCTCGGAGTGGGGGTCATCAATTATCAAAATATCGGCACCCTTACCCGTAACTGCTCCACCAACACCTATCGCAAAGTAATCACCACGCTTGTTTGTGTTCCATCTACCTGCCGCTTTACTGTCTGTGGATAACTCTATACCCGGAAATACATTCTGGAAGTCTTCGTTCTGTATTAAGTTACGAACCTTCCTGCCAAAACCAACAGATAGCTCTGCAGTGTGTGCAGTTTGTATAACTTTCTTTTCCGGATATTTACCCAAAAACCATGCTGGGAATAAATAGCTTGCAAATTCCGACTTAGTATGACGGGGTGGCATGTTGATTATCAGTCTTTTTAAATCACCCCGGGCCACTTTTTCAAATGCCTCTGCCATTATCTCATGGTGCTTGCCATGAATAAAAGACGGCCACATAAGTTTAACAAAAGATAAAAAATTATCTCTTGCGTCTTCTCTTTCTTTTACAGATTCGTATTCTTCTACTAGTGCCAGAATCTCTTTTTGCTTCTCTGGTGGAAGCTCACTAATCTTATCTAGATTATCTTTTAAGATATTAGACAGATCATTCATTATTGCTCCACACTTCTGGAGGCCTGCTCTCTACAATCTTTTTTGCCAACTCAATCATCCACAAACTATCCTCTGTTTCAACTGAAGATGAAACATGTAATACTTTATCACCACTTTCATCAGTGGTCCATCCTATTACCAGAGCATCTTCTAACTCAAATTCTTCTATTATTTCAGGAGATTTTCTGTAATCACTTAAGGTTACAATATTGTCTGACAAATAATTGTTCCTTTACAATATTTATAAATATAACATTTATAAACTTCTTTAATATATCTCTTACCTTCTATAGAACATTTATAAATATTAAAACAATAAATTTTATTTATACTATTTTTAAATAAATTTCAATAAAAAAAAGAATCATATAGGCATTTTTTTTAAAGTTGATATTATATTACTTACACGTATATCTATTAACACTTTTTATAGTGGCACCCTTTGTGAAATTTTAGTATTTTTATGTGCAAAATCATGTTGCGGTGTGTGTAGCCACGTCTGTGTGTCGGGGTGGGTAGGGAGTGGGTGGGGTTAGCGACTAACAAAAAGAAATTTAGACCGGACACATTAAAAGAACTTATCGTAACTAGCCGGAAAGAACTTATCGTTCCTAGCTGTAAAAGTTTACGTAACTTTTTTATTTAGAAATTATACTGTTTAGCTTGTTCAGTAATTCATTCTCTATTTCTACTGAAGACCTATCACGTTTATCATCCACCTTTAAAACGTCAGTAAACAATCCCATATTTTTCCCTAACATCTCAAGTGCTTTCAGCCGGACTGCATCAGTCACATTTACATCGTCTGCCATCTTTTCAATCTTGCTCAACAATAACTCTGACCTTTTGACCTCGTTCATGCTGTGTAATGACATTTTCTGCTGTAAAAGATGATCTATAAATATCCTAATGTTATCCTTTGCTCTTAATCTA